ATGAAATCGTTAAATGGTATTGTAAGTAGCGTAAAAATTCTTAAGTATTCTGAACGTCCCCTCGTCTATTTTAAGCTTGATGATACTAGCTGTTTGATTGCTGGTCACTCGTTGAATTTTCTTGCAGATGTAGAGGATGGAATGCGGATCGCTGTTGCTGGCGAGTACAATAGTAGAAAACAGTTCGTGGTGAAGAAATATGCGGTGATTGGCAAGACGAAGATTATGATGGAGTTTGAAATGATGAAAATATAAAAATAAACCCTCCACAACCAACTAAGGCTGTAGAGGGGGTTTGCTGCATACGAAAACCCACTCTTTAGCAAGGGTAAAGAGTGGGCAAAAGAAAATGTGAGAGCGGATTACTCTCTACTTAGCAGTTTATCACTTTTAGGTTTCAGTGCAATAAAAAACAGGCACCTTTCGCCAGGGTGCCTGCCCCTCCTGTTTAGTTGAGGTATGAGGATACTTAGTAAATTCATCATAATATAAAACGGTTACAATGGCAAACAAAATGATCTCTAAAATAAAAAGGAGCACCCGATTATTCGAGTGCACGCAGATAAAATGAAAGAAAAGTTTCTAGGATACTTGTATTGTAAGCTAAAGCGCTTACATTAGCAAGGGGTAAGTAAAGCTAATAAAAAGAAGCACCCGATCACTCAGGTGCTCCCACAGAAATAAAAGATTCTCTAGAATAAATTCAGTTTACAATGTAACGGTTACATTGACAAGCAATATGATGATATCGCACCAAAAAGGGACGCTCAATTATTGAGCGTCCCTAGAGAAAATAAAAGATTCACTTGGATCTTTAGTATATAATGTTAAGGTTACATATGCAATAGAAAAAACAGCTTAGTTTAGAGGTCTTTACTATAACTATTTAACTTAAAATCAGTTTTCTAGATTACATTTAGTTTTTTTATGTACCCCGCAGGCCTCGAACCCGCATCTTCCGATATGAACCGGAGTATTCTACCAATTGAACTAGGAATACTCTTAAATAAGGATTAATATTTTTAAAACGTGTTATAATACAGAATAGAACGTCAGATCTTCCCCACAGTCCACTTCCCCAAGTAACTGTATCTGACGTTCCCTTTTTTTATGGGCGAGTGACTTCCCAATAGAGTAGATGTTACCTAGAAACCGATTTCTTTGCAAATGATACACTCATGACAAAGTGATACACTACACAAAGAAACAACCAGCCCGCACACGACTGGTTGCCGATCAAGATGAAACTTAGTTATGAAAAAGAAGTAAGTTCTGGCAAAACTTACACATTCATAATAGCTCTTTTGTTAATATCTTGCAAGCGCATTCTCGTCTAAACTCTTTTTTAATGTCACTTAATATCGTGATACCAACGGGTTTCAAAGACATTCAATCTCCAAAGATAAATGTGGTATCATAAAATATCAATAATTCTTAAAGGAGAACGCTATGGAATCATTTCAGGATAACCACTATATTTTATACTGGCTGTTTCAAATTTTAACTTTCGTCGGAGCATTCACCATTCTTCAGGGTCTTGTATACTTTATTAAACCCTATGAGTATGAAAGTATCACTGTAAAAAATGTTGATAAAATTGATAAAACAGCGGTCTATAATGATTATGATATTATTGAGGAAATTGATTTTGACAAGAAAAACGAATTCCCAAACCATAAGACTATTATTATAAGTCCGCAGGATTCATTAATGAGTAGTATTGAGTTTTCAGAGTTAAGTAATGATTTGACCCATTTTAAAAAATCAAGTATCCAGTTTAGAACGAGTGAACTAGAACCACAACAATACTTACTTTTAAGAGTTCCTACTACGGATATGACTGGTATAATTCAAATTAACTTCAAAATAAATTATAAAAAAGGATCATATGAGTTTTCTCCAAATATGAGAAATGGTCATGAAGATAAAGTCGTTCTTAAAGTTAAAAAAACTTTAACAAGCTTTATTAATAAATGATCATTTTCTTGATAGATACAAACAAAATAATCCTATAGCGATCAATACTGCTCCTAGTATAAATGTTTTAATAAATTCAACATTAGTTAACACACCAATAAAAATCTGTTTCATAATTAATTACCTTTTAACTCCCTTTGTTATTTTGCAAAGGGAGTTCTTTCTTTTATTTAATATCGTGATACCAACGTGTTTCGTAGAAGTCTTGATGACCTCCACTTACATCACCTTTAGCGTCATTTGTAGCACGTGTCATCACAATGACTGACTTACCACTAAAATGCTTAGCATTGAAATTCACATCATAACCGACATTCCCAGTCGTCCGATAAGCAGCATTCACATCTGGTCTTGCTACTCCAGGTGCTTTCTGGCGTGCCAATTCTTTGCCAGTTGTCCGATCAATAATAAATACATATTGATACTTGTAATTAGCGATATGCCACCCACGCGCCTTCAAGGTGTTCCCGATTCTCCCCCATTGATCAACATGAGCATGGTTTCCTTTGCCATCGTTCATTACAGAATATCCTGATCCTGCGGTAGTTGGATCTACAGGTTTGCTTGGAGTCGGTGCAGGTTTGTTCTCGTTTGATTCAAACCCATACTTCACATCATGCGCAAATTGCGCTTGAGACACACCCTGACTTGCTAAATAGCCATACGGGTCCGTATGATCGCCCCACCAATTCGTAGAAATGTATTGGTGACTGATGACCCCTTTGCCGCCTACTGGACTGTCTACAGTAAGAGGAATATTAAACCGTTTCGCACTGTCACGAATTAATTCAATGTAAACTTTATAGTTCTGTTTAAAGAGCGCTGGATTTGGCGTTGCCTGCAGTTCAATTTGAACAGGTGAATTTGCATTCGCAAAAGCTCCGGCTCCATATTGTACATATCCTGGTTCACCAACTTGGTAGACAATACCGTCACCAACAATATAGCTAGTGTAGGCATTCATCCAATTGCGCTTCATAAAGGTAGCTTCGTTACGTCCTGTTGCGCTAGGATTTGCAGTATCGTGAGCAATAATGTAATTATGATTCGCTCTAATTGGACTGCCTTCATTCGCCCCTAAATTGAACTCGTTATTGATCGTGTAAGCAAACCCATTAATAGGCAATAAAAAAAGAGCCAGTAAAAGGCTCAGTAACGTAATTTTCTTTTTCATGTGATTCCTCCTATTTTTTCGAATTGTATGCTGAGACACCTGTAACTACTCCTAAAAAAGTAGCTACAGCATTAATTGTTAGCACAGTCATATCCGCGCCACCCCAACCGTATGCTTTTCCAAGTGTGCCAACTAAAACAGATGCAGCTGGCAACACTGTGAGAACCGCCCATTTAATAATTTGGTAATACTTGTCCGGTAAAATCATTTCAAACCCCCCTATAATTTCGTTAAGAAATAGCCTAATATAGTAATACCTAAACCGATCATGTAACCCCATGACCATTTATTGTTTGCTTTAATTTCTTTGATGTCATCAGCATTGTTGAGTGCAATAGAATATGCGTGATCCGCCACATCTTTCGCAGCATCCGCCTTCTCTCTCAATGCCTCGTAATTATCAAGTTTTGTTTCAATGCGCACTAAGCGCTCAATAACATCTTGTGCAGTATCATCTTTCAAAACTCCCCCGCCTTCCAACTAAATAATTAGCCCCGTTAAAAACGAGGCTAAATTGTTACTCTGCCAATTCTGGCAAATCCATATCTACTAGAATCTCTTTCACTTGCTCGCGAATTAGACCTGGTACTTGTTCAATCGTCTTCTTGCCTTTAATAATTAAAGTCGCATATACTACGGCCATTTCTTCCACCTCCCTTCTGAGTAAATAAAAAGCAATCCTAATCCGCAGTTTCTGCATCAAGGATTGCTTGTACTTCATTTCTGATTGTTCTAGGAACTTCTTCAATAGTCTTCAATCCCTTCCGGATCAAATTCACGTAAATATTCGCCATTTACATATCCCCCTTCGCCGCATCGGCAGGAATTAACATTTCGTACACTTCTGCCAAAGCCAACTGTGTATCAGTTAACTGAGTTTCTTGTTCTTTAGCTTTAATCTTCAACTCTTCATTCTGCTTTTGAATAGCTTGATTAAGTGTTTCTATTAATTCGAGCTTTTCGTTAAAGTTCTGGGTTACAACTTCTTCCCAAACATTTTTTGCAAAATTGAAAAACTGCGACTGCGGATTCTCTAAATTTTGAATAGGTTCGACTTCCACAAATGGAATAGAAGTTGGGAAATCATCTGCTACCTCGTGTATTTCATATCCAATCGGATATAATACCTTGTAAATTAATTTCATATCACTCACTCCTACAATTTGTTTTTTGCCTTATATGATGCAGTTCCAACATACCAGATGCCTTTTGTTAACGTACTGTGCGCCTTGATTCCTTTCCCAACAAACTTGACGACTGCTTGAGCCGTTTCATTCCCAACAAAAAAGCTGAAATTCTCTCCAGGTTCAAAAATATCATCCACAATAGATTCAGCTACAATATTCATATCCCTTGTTAAATCCCCACTTGCTCTGACTTGGAAATTTGCATAGATATCTACATCATCACCGTACCGTTTGAAAACTATCGAGCCCGATTTAAGTGAAGAATTGTTGGTAGAGTTGGTAACAAAACGGATTTCACCGTTTTGAGTAAGAACGTTGTTTCCGCCAACTTGAAGGCCATTGGCAAAGTTCTTAACACCAAGTACAGTCTCATTTTCAGTCCGAGAAACAAACTTGTCTTTCGTCCATTTCGCAATTGCTTGAAAAACGCGCAGCGGTGTCATTGTCTTCTCATTGTTTTCTCCTGCTTCCGCCTCTTCTTCAGTTGCAATATTTTCTATGTGATTGGCCGCTATCATGTATTCAAAATGTTCATTAGCAGATAGCTCAATAGTGACATCAAGACACAGATAATCAATATTCACTGTTGAATAGTTTGGACTAATCGTGGGCTCACTGTTGCTTAAAACAGAGATTTTTCCGCCATTAATCAATTTCTTCCAGTTAGTATCGGTACTTTCTATAGTCTGACCAATTCTGGTAACTTCGTTTGCTGCGGTAGAATCACTAACCGTCCATGTTCCATTCCAATTACGATGAGTAAGTTTATTAATACCGCCACCAGAGCCATAACCGTAAACATTTGAAGTGAAATCAGTTATTAAACTTTCTAATACTTCTACTTTTTGAGAATCAGTAGTCGCTCCACGAATAGTAAAGAACTTCTCACCCAAAAGTGATTTAAAGAAACCAAGAATATCACAATCATATTTGAGTTGTTTCATATAATTAGCAGCGACATCTCTAGCAGAGTAAAGACTTCCGTCCAAAGAAGATAAGTTGTTCAATTGTTCTTCTGTCAATGGTGTCCAACTCACATTCGTTGGTGATAATAAAGTTGTGTAACCTACTGACGAAACCTTAACAAACTCACTTTTTGCATCCAGTCTAAAAGTTATTTCAGCTTTTTCTTTCCCAATTACTTGGTAGATCACGTTAGCGGAACTTTCTTGCTTGGTGAACACATCGTGCTCTTCAATTGATTTCAGGATCTCTGCTTGCATTTCTTGTATAGACTTTGTGTCTTTTGATAACTTATCAAGTTTGATGACTAAATCGTTATACATTTGATAAATATTCTGATACTGTAAATCTTTGGCTTGAAGAAATACTTTAAATCTCTCCTCAAAATCAACGGACTGGTTGCCAAATCGCTTTTCAAAATCTGCCAACAATTGATCCAATAACCTGACATATAAAGTTACCTGACCTTGATTAATATCAGAATTGTTAAGCACATCGACTGTGAAATCTTGGAAAGTAACTCTGCTTCCTTCAGCATCAGTCAATTGGAAATAAGCTCTTTTGAACTCTTTCAGAACACTAAAATTTTCTTTAGTGAACGTGTAGCGGATGATCCCTTTTTGACCATCCAAAATCTCAGGAACACCATCTGTATACTCGCCCTTTGCATTTGTTCCTACAAATATTAATTCATGATTTGAAAACACCGCATATGGCGTCTTTCCATCCGATTGAAGTAATTCAACATCAATTGTTGTTAGTCCACCATCACCTAATCTTCCTACAACTCGCTGCTTTCTATAGGGAGTTGCTTTATTTTCAGTTAGTATTAGTTTTATGTTGCTCAAGTTCTCTCCTCCCTATTTGGCCAAATAGATTCCTGTGCCTAAATAATAAGTATTTCCTTTCAGACCCCATACAGTACTGACTGCTTGAGTTTGAGCATCAACGAGTAATTCCCCTGTCCCTGTCAAAGAGATATGTGAACTAAAATCAATTGCAAGGTTTTCAGGGACTTTACTTATTATATTTTCTTTCGCTTTTAACCCAGCATCTTTAGTTTGAAAACTACAATGGACTAAAACAAAATCTCCTGTCCTGATGAATCTTATTTGACCAGCTTTCAATGCTGGGTCAGTATTTTTTGTTCTGTCGACAATTACATATCCTTTATAATTTGACTCATTCAGTTCGTAATTAACATTTGAACCATTTGAGTTGAAACTACAAAGTGAAAATGTATATACTTTGTCTCCTTGATTAAGATTGCCATTTACTAATGACGTAACCCACTCCAAACTGACTTGATTATTTGTCCATGTATATAAATCAGTTGCAGGATCATTTTCCAAATCTGGAACGACTTCTTGAGTTAAATCGATTCTCAAGACGATATAACCACTCGAATTTGCTGGAACAGTTATCGTCTGAGCTTCTTTTAAATAAATAAAACGCCCTTGTACTAATGCACAACCAGCACCTACAGTAATTTTTAATCCACTCTTCGAAAGTCTCAGTTCCTGCTCATATCCCTTTATCACATAGTTCCTTCGCTGAGCTAGGGTATGATACAACTTCGCATCATTCGCAGCACTCACCTTCACATTGTCAAACTGGAATCCATCTACATTATCTGCCAAACTAATCACTCCTAATCTTCGTCAAAATAATCACTTACCCTGCTTCTGATATTTCCAAAAGTAAGATTTATTGAATTGCTGTTACTGTTGATTCTCCACGCACTTAACACGGACTTATACATTTTTTCTTTTACTGTTACATCAAAAAGTAATCCTGTTTGTAAATCACGAATATCAAAGTTTTTCGAGTCTAGAATGATACTCACGCTGATTTCGTGACTGTACGCGTTGCCTTTTAATTCAGAATTTGCTACTTCTTCATAGCTAGGCTTATCCTCTTGTTCGGTGTCGTAAATCGATACAATACTGACTGTCGGTTTGAGAATACTTTCGTTAGTTTTATCTGTGGTTAGTTCATTCTGATCATCTAGATAATATGTAGAAAGGATTCTAGGATTCTCTATATCAGTCATTTTCTTATCCACTATCAACAACATGTTTTCGTTACCATTTCCTGGCTTTTTGATGAAAACATTCCAGTCGTAAAACTCACTTGAATTATCCTTGATTTGCTTCGTCGTATCGATTCGCTTAATACTTGAAATGATCTTATCGTCGCGAATCTCTTCAAAGCACCATTTTATGTTGTATTTTTTAAATGCATTTCGTAGGTAGCTATTCAGTTTTCTCGAAGTAACTTCGGTTGCCTGATAACTATGATTCGTATTGGTTACTGTATTCACAGATAGAATCTCTGAAAGATTCTTTGTCGGATCACTTAAGAGATATTTTTCTATCAACCGCTTGAAATGCTCCTCAAAACTCGGACCAGTAGTTTTACAAGTTGGGATACTACTATCTCCAAGTGCTTGCGCTAAATCTCTACATCTTATTTTGATATCTTCTTGTGAATCAATTACACCGAAATATAGTACTCTTCCGCTCTCAATATCTTTTGCTAAAAGAAAATCTCCTTTCTCAATTTGCACATACTTATTCAAATCAAATTCGCTAACCCAATTTGAAGAAATCTCATCGATTCCAAAATCAAAGTCCTCACTAATGTATTCTTCTTCGTACTTCGATAAGTCAAACCTATATAGATGAATGGACAGAATCAAAAAACATCACACTCCTCATAAACTTCTACAGAAACCTCAGCATTTGCAGTATGAAAAACGATGGATGAGTTTCCAATAGGCATATGCACAAAATTTGTTTTTGTGTGATCTTGTTGCTGATAAACTGAAGAAACATTTCCTTGAGAATCATAAAGTAGCGCTGTTCGATCCTGAAAAAGACTCGATACTACTAGTGTTTGTCCTTCTTCTAAATTCAAAAAGAACCCATCGCTAGCGACGAGTTCTCCATCCTTAAATACTTCCCAATACGGATTTTTACATTCACCTGAAACCGTTACTTTTACAGGCGAACTACGATCTTTATTGTTGAAAAGATAAACTGAATCATTCGAAACATTAAAAGTTCCGGTCTTTTCATTTGCATTTTGAGTATACACGTAAGGAAAAGTGAATCCGTATATTTTCCCTCTCGTATATATTTTTTGATTACTTTGTTGAATTTCTGCTTTTTTTACTTCATACCAAGGGGTTAAATATTCGAGTAATAAAGACTCTTTAAGCAACCTTCCAAATGAACGTTCCGACTTAGTTAATCGTTTCAGCGCAACATTTCTGTATTTCTCCCCTGCGTCACTTGCATACTTTAATACAATAGGCGGATGAGAAAGGAACTTAACAAACTCAAGATAAATTTGGTATGTTTGTTGGTGATCACGAAGACCATAAATGATATCTATTTTGAACTCTTCGAAATCCGCTTCACACTCAACCAATCTCTGGTTACCATTACTAGCATTGAAATTATTACTTATTGAGATTCCAAGGCCTTCTGGATCTACTCCCAGAAGACCTTTTTTGTCATTTAAGGAAATAGCATCGCCATCTCCGTTAGTTAGCTCAAACTCTCGACGCATACTATAACCCCTTTCTTACTATTTCTTTTGCGATAGGTTCAGCTAATTCTTGCGAAATTTTTTTCTTATCAAGATAGGTTGATGAATCTTTCACTGCAATTTCATGAAGCAATTCATTATTTACCTTAAGTAAATTGATAATCTCAGTTAAGTTGATCATCCCACCAGATTTTGATTGCATTAAGTTTCTAGCGTCTTGTGTCTCCATCCCTATAATTTCAGCTAGATTAACAGTCATATTTGTTGCGAGATTATTCAAACCGATACTCGCTGAGTCAAGGATATTTGATCCATTGTTGACCATGTACGAAATAGCTTGACCTATCAGTTCCATGGCACGAGCTGGCTTAGTTACAGGTAGGACGACCTCTGGTTTTCCTTTTTCTCCGGCTCGGTAAAGACCGTCTTGAGTTATCCATCCGCCATTCTCATAACCAACTCCACGATAAGCCGCCAGTAGTGATCCGTATCTTGAAACTGCATAACGAATTGAAGCCAACATATTTGATAAAGGATCAACCATGTTTTTATCATATCCAGGTCTAGCGTATGCTTTAAAAGTTGCACTGATTGTTTGAAGCAACCCCCTAGAAGGATCGCCACGTTGTGCATTGATATCCCAATTGTTAACGGCGTTTGGATTGCCACCTGATTCAGTTTGAATCTGTCTTAACATTGCGTTCAAATTAGCTACAGAGTACTGCCCTTCCATCTTCAATGCTTTTATCGCTAGCGATCTCCATTGCTCTACTCCAGCGGAAGGATTATATCCTACTGCGCTTGAACTTGAACTCCCGCTACCACCAGTAAAGATGTCTCCACCGCCCATTGATCCATTTAGATGAATATGGTCAAAGTGATCTCCGTCAGGCCAAGTAACCCACTGTCCACTTGATCCGGTTCCACTGAGACCCATTCGGTCTCTAACTTTCCCGTTCGTGATTACATAGGCGATCTGTTTCGCGAATTTTTCAAACGCCCAATTTGCAGCCTCCGTATATTTTGCAGAACCGACTACACCAGGATATGCCAAGTCAATTGCTTGATGTTTTCCATGGTAGTATGGATCACCAGCCCGATAACCAGATGTGATTGTTAAACCAGGGAACTTACTCATCATTTTCTGAGCGATATCCACTAGATACTTGTAAACATTATTTGCTCCCATTGCGCCATCAAATGTTCCGTGAGTGAAGAATTTTTCCAACTCCCCCTGAATCATTTTGTTAGCAGCACCTGTCATCAGTTTTACACCTGATTTTGTCATGTCTAACCAGGGTTCATTGATTCCTTTATAATCCACTTTGCCATTCAGGAACTTCAATACTGCATTTTCATCGTCGAGAAAATCGACAATATCAAATTCACCGACACCATCAGCATATTTCGGAATCATACTTCCAAGGTTATTCTGAGCTTTTAGCACACGTTCAGTCATTGTTGCGTTGAGTACCTTCGCACCCTTTTTAAGCCAAACAAGAGCATTTCTTCCCTTCGCCATGAAAGTAGATCCGTCTGGATCTTGGATGATTTCCTGATACTTGGAGCCCTTCTGATCGTTGACAATCGCCGGACCATCAGCCGGATGGCCTTCAGTTCCTCTGGCATACTGCGGTACTGTCCAAGCTCCTAATTTCTTGTCGGATTCTACTTCTTTTAGGACATAGTTAACTCCACCAATTACGCCATTAACACCTTTACCGATACCACCAACCATCTTATTAGCGACACTGTTCATTGTTGCAGATAGAGAACCGCCCATAGAATTGATGCCATCGATCAACGATTGCATCAAAAAACGTCCAGCGCTATTAAAGCCGCCCGACTTCGATCGAAGATTATTAATCGCATCATTTCCCAGCTGATTCACCCGATTGATGAATGTTTGGTAGAGTGAGTTCCAACCGTTCAACAGATTTTGAAGCCAAGTGCGGCCAGTTTGGTACATCGCATTGTAAAAGCTCCGTAAAAGATTCAAGACTTGATTGCAGAAGTTTCTCACAGTCGTAATGAATGTAGAAACAAGACTATTCCAGCCGTTTAACTTATTCTGCATCCAAGTTCGTCCCATTTGATAATTCGGGCTATTCTGACTAGTAATCAGTGTTGTGTATTGAACAATAAAACTATTTGTCGTTGCAAGCATAGTCGGAGCAACTGAATTCCAACCATTCATGAAGTTTGTTAACCAGTCAGCCCCTTGAGTTACCATCGAAGGGCTGATTGAACTAAACTGACCCAAAATACCATTAGCAGCTGATAAAGCTGTTTGTAGCAACTGAGGAGTTGAATCAGACATTCCTTGATTACCTGCCTGTGAAGCTTGTTGAGCTGAGGCCTGCATCTGACTCGCATCAGGCATCCCGTAGCTCTCAGTTACAATCATGTCATTTGAGAGTCCGACAGGTTCTGCATCTTGTACAGCCTTGGTCATCATGTCTGTCATTGTAGAAACAACGCCCTCAATAACTGGTAATCCTTTTTCTATTCCGACAGCAACACCTTCAGGGACCCATTTAGCGATCCCAATCATCACTCGTGACGGTGACTTGATTTTTAGTTTATCTTTGAACCATTTACTAACATTCCCTGCAACATCAGTTACTGTTTTTTTGAGTGAGCCTAACGCGTCAGTAATACCTTTACCAATTCCTAACAGAATGTCTTTGCCGATTTCCCACCACTTCACATCTCCAAATGCTTTAAAGATCGCAGCGACAACTTGCGGCAACATCTTAATCAAGACACCGATTGTATTCAAAATACCTTTACCAAGAGCGAGTAGGATTTGAACGCCGGCACCAATGATTTTAGGTAAATTCTGAATAAGTATCGCTACTATCGTAATGATTAGTTTAATCGCCAATTCTATTAATTTAGGTAAGACATTTAGAATTCCTTGAATTAATGATCCAAGAATTTTGACACCCGCCTCGATAATCTTCGGCAAGCTCTGAATCAACGTCGTGACTAGAGAAATAATCAGATTGAAGGCCAACTCAATCAATTTCGGCAGCATCATCATAATCCCATTAATCAAAGCAACTAGAATAGTCATACCAGCTTCAATGATTTTTGGAAGATAGGTAATGATCAGTGAAAGTATCATTTCAACAAGCGAAATTACCGCACTGATCAGATTTGGTAACATCTGAATGATTCCGGTAATAATCGCAGTCAGGATTGTAACTCCTGATTCAATCAATTGAGGCAACACGGAGAGTAACGTCTCAATGATTGTCTTAGAAATGGTGAATGCGACAGTTACTGCAGCTTGTGCTAATGGAATAAGTGTTTGCAGTATCCCTTGTATGATATTCGTTAGTAGACTGACCCCAATTTCAATCATCTTAGGTAATATCTCAGTAAATGAAGTCACCAATCCCAGGACGATTTCTGAAACTTTTTCTAATAGGTCTGGTACCGTAGTTTCCATACCTTCAGCCAGTTTCGAAATCAGATTGCTTCCGGTAATGATCAAACCAGGTATTCCACCGACCAATATAGCTATGATTTTTGGTAATAATGATTTGAAAATGTTGATTAATGGTTCGAATTTTCCTTCGAATGCTTTGTCTATTGCTATTTCGAACTCTGCAAACTGCTGTTTTACACCTTGAACAAAATTTCGGATGCCTTGACCTAAACGGTAGATTATATTTAATTGATTTTCGCTAAACGAATCACCAAAAAGATTCGTCAGGCCTTCGAGGCTGGTAATATTTCCTGAAATAATGAACTTTAATCCTAAGAATGCTCGTCGGATTTGCTGAACGACCTCATAGAATTTTTCAAAACGTTGAATCGTTGCATCGCTGAACATGTTTGTATTGATAGCTTCGGAAAACGAATGAAAGTCCATATCGCCAGTTAGAACATCTTTGACGATTTGAATTCCATTTTTCAGTCTGTTAAAACTCTCATGAAGTATAGTTATTCGATTCATGATCGCATTAACAGTTTCTTGCGGTAAAAAGTCAGCTAAAGCCAACTTCAAATCTTCATACTGCTTGCGATCACCGCCATGAAGAATCTGATCTAGACTTGACCTGATGATATTTGACGCTACTTGTACTCTTTCGCTTGCATCTTTTTTGAATTGATCAAAAGCTTTGTGAAGAATCGTTAAACGTTCAAGAATTTTATTGGCGGTTTCTTGAGGAAACAGATTATTGAGTGTTTGTTTCAGTTCCTCAGTCTTACCTCTATCTCCGCCAACGAAGATTAAGTCAAAACTCCCTTTAATTGCTTGAGCTGCAATCCCAAACTTCTCACTAGCCTTTTCTCTAAACTCTCCAAATGCTTTGTGCAACGCTGTTAATCGATCGATAATGACGTTAACAGTTTGTTGCGGTAAAAGCTGATTGAGATTTTCTCGAAGCGCTTCGGTCTTCTTGCGATCACCACCAACAAATATTAACTGTAATGCCCCATGAATCGCATTTCCTGCAATAACAAATGTTTCTCCAAGCTTCTTAACAAAATCAATCAATGGAGCAACTAATTGTCTGAATTTCTCTGAACGTTTGTACAAGTCTGTTAAAGCTACAGCTAGTCCAATGACTGCAGCAGCTACGATAATGAACGGATTTGTTGTTGAAACGACTGAAAAGAACGAAATAATGATAGTTTTTAATCTAATAAAAAGACTAATTACTACAACCAGTGATCCATACGACGCTAGTGCTGAAAATAATCCTTTAAAAATAGAGACTAAAGGATTCGTTGATTTTCCAATTCCTTCAAGAGATTTAGCCATAGAAGCTAAAATTGATTGCACCTTTTCTGAACCAATTGTGTTGTCACGGAACGATTTCATTGCTTTTGTTGCTGATCCTAGCGCGTCAACAGCAACTTTTTTAAATGGTTCTAAACCTTTAACAATCGTAGTAGTGATGGCCGTCTTAAAGTTCGCCATCGATCCAGACAAAGTATCCCCAGCGGTTTTAGCCAGACCGGCCATTTTGGCTGTTGATCCCGCGACGCCCTCTGTACCTTCTTCAATACCTCTTCGAAGGTCTTCAATTGCATCACCTGCTGAAAGAGTACCATCAGAGACAGCTTCTTTCATATCCGTAACGGATTTTTTGCTAGCATTAGCTAGAATTTGCCAAGCCGGAATCCCGGCATCTACTAATCTATTGATATCATCAGCATAAACAACACCTGCAGATTGCATTCCGGCAATTGCACTCGTGATTTGATCAATTGATTCAGCACCATTACCAACACCATAAGCAGCATCAGCGATTGCTTGGAACACACCTTTGACTTTCGTGCCTTCCATCCCAGCAGCAACCATTTTCTTAGCACCCATTGCAACATCATTCAGAGCAATAGGTGTGCCTTCAATAGCAGCTGCTAGATCATCCATGACTTGTTTAGCGATTCCAGCACTTCCTGTTAAAACAGTAAGTGATTTCGTAGCTGTATCAATTGTGTCGATACGATCAATAGCTCTACCGATTGAATCACTTAATACTCCAAATGCTTTTGAAACAATCGCAATCGAAGCAATGGAAGTTGCTAAATCTTCAATTGATCTTTTAGAATTTATTGCTGGATCGTTTACTCCAGATTTAATCTGATTCCTGATATTAGGAAATATTGATTTTGCTCTGTCAAAAACAGATTTGAATCCATTGGTAAGGTTAGTCTTTACTGATCTTGATGCATCTGAAGCGCTAGTTGATATCGACTTGATACCACTTTTTACTGACTGCCAAATGTTAGAAACGACACTCGGAATGCTCTTTATTCCATTCACAAACCCTGTTCTTATGTTCGAGGCTACCTGTGACGCTTTTGAAGGAAGCTGAGACAATCCGTTGCCGATTTTAGATACAGCATTTGCAGTCGTATTAACTACTGAGTTAAAACCAGTAACAAAGACATCTTTAGTTCTATTTAGAACCTGGGTGGCCTTTGTCGGAATTGACTGTATCTGAGAAATTGCTTGATTTTTTGCTTGAGCAAAACCTGAACTAACAAAACCAGTTACGGATTTCATGGCACGTTGGATGGTTCCTGGTAGTTCTATGACTTTATCTACAGGCTTTTTAATCAAGTCTAATAGTGAATTTCCAATGGTTTTGAATCCGTTTTTTAGATCAGAGAAACTTGACTTCAAATTGGATAAGCTACTTTTCATTGAAATAACTAATGCTTTATTCATCGCTTTGCTGTCTTTTGTCATTTCAGAATAAGACACCTTCGCATCGCTTTTCATTTGATCGAAATTCTTTTTCGAATCAGCTGATAAACTAGCGTTTGCGCTTTTCATTTTCTGCGTCATAGATTGAAAGCCAGTTGAAACTGTCTTCGCTGATTGGCTTCCTTTTTCGCCTAAATCTTTTGCAGTCTCAACCGTGTTACTGATTTTACTTGCCAAATCAGTAGCGGCCTCGCCAGTTCTTGTGAACCAGTTGAAAAAAGTGGCTACCGCCTTCTCAGCTGGTGCAGAGTCTGCTGTGATTTCTATATAAGCACCGCCAACTTTTGTACCTTCTGCCATTTGCTCAACTCCCTTCTATATGTATTTTTATTTCTTCCACCATTGAGTGGTGTCAATACCTTCCTCATTTGCATTTTGAGTGATATTTTCTTTTGCGCTCTTGATAGCTTCTTCGTACGGCTTCATCAAATTAGAATCATAATCCTGTTGCCCAGTCAGTTTGCTTAAGAACATTCCAACTGAATCAACGATTGCTACTTGAATCTCATATTGTCGAGCACGTCTTGATTCATATTCCTTTTTATTTCCCCATTCATATTTTCGTCTCAGCCAACTAAACGACTGATCCAATACATACTCTTCTGACAATGAATAAAAATATGAAACGAATTGAATCTGTTCAATTATGCTTGAGGCGAAGGATTCAATTGCACTACTGATGCCGACTGCTGATTGGCCGCTGGTTTTGTTTGAGCCGCTTGTTGATTCTCCTTGCTCATCGGACGAAATTTCGTTTGAATCTTTTTTATCAGCGCCGTTAATTTTTCGATCGGAGTTCCTTCTAAAAATGCCCCAATAATCAACGATGTATCAAAGAAGTCCATTTCTTCTGCTTCTTCAATCGTCTTATCCAAAACGATTGCTAAAAGTTTTGTAATTTTTTCATCAGGTAACACCTCTAACGCAAATTCAACAATTTGATCGATCGTTGGGAATTTGAATTCCCATTCTAAATTTCCATTTTCATCTTTTTTCTGTTCGCCAACTTCATCAAGTGCAGGGCGTTTTTCCGTGTTTGCTTCTCGCCATTTTAAATAGTCGTTGTAAATTATCAAACCGTCACCGGCAACGAATTTAACTAACGACACTACTTTCTTATTCGTTAAGCGCGGTACAGGAATCTTACTTCCATCGCTTAACTCCACCATTTTCATTTCAGTTACTACACTATTGATTTGTTCTACTGTTGTATTTTCAGTCATGTTATTCTCCTTTTTAGACAAAATAAAAGACCCTGCTGATAAGCAAGGCCATGCGATTACAATACTTGTTCGATTTCAATGAAGACATTTTCATCTTCGGGCAGGTCGTCCTGAGCGAATGAAGTAAACGAAACTGGAAGTGTTGCCTTTTCTTTTCCGTGATTTGTTTCGACATTATCGCTAATCTTCACTTCATAATAGTGGACCATTAAGAATGTCCCGTCTTCACGTTTTACAATCAGAGTTAAGCTATATGAAGCAATTGACGTTGGTGCTCCATAACTAATCGTCTTAGTTCCGAGTTCTTTTACTGGTGTCAAAGTATCAGTTGTGGAATATGCTTTTGAAACACCTTTTTTCAATGTGATAAGATCGTCAGCGGCTTGAACAGAAGAAATTTCAATTGTTTCCTCACCAATTTTAGCAAAACGGACGGTTTCGAAATCAACGCCTTTACCAGAGGCTACTTTGATTTTTCGGTTACCTTTATTAATGGCCGCAGCTAGGGTCGCAGGATCACCGAGGTCGGCTGCTGTCTCGGTAATATCGCCACCAGCCATAGCTAACGAACGATTGTCAATTGAATTTTCCATTAATGTGGTACCAATAGTGTTGGTCCATCCGCTAATTGTTGTATCAATAGGAGTAACTGATTGGTCAATCGTTACTTCTTCTGTTTCGTTGCCACGAGAACGGCTGATACCTTCCGTTGTTCCACCAAGATCACGGAAACCTTCCTTTAGCTCAAAAGTTTTCATATCCATTACATCTGAAATTTTTGTTGGACGAAAAGTCGTATCTTCACCAATGATTAGACGTCCAGCGCCCCCTTGGATGTTCTTTTTATTAAAATGGAAAAATTGGTCTTTTGCCATTATTTAGTTCCCTCCTTCTTTTCTGTTTCTTCATAACTCCATGACGAGCTAGAAATTTTCAATTTTTGAAGTTGCTTCTCAGTCAATTCAAGGATTTCCCCATGAATGATAACTTTCGGAACACCTTCGATATTGACGCTTAACGTCGTTCCAGCACCAGAATTCGATTTAGCCATTACTCTGACTTTCGATTCTTTATTTGCAACTGCTTCTTGCTTTGTTTCTTTTTTCTTATCTTGAGCTTTCTCTGCCAAAATAGTTCCTCCTTAATTTTCGAAATAGTTAATATACATGTAGCACCAAGCTTCATCTTTTTTAGACACATCATCGACATTTGGAACTGGTGACATCTGAAAATCAACATCAAAGACATTGACACCCTCTATATCAGAAAAGTTCCGTTTTAAATAATTTCCAACATCTGTGCATTTCTCCAATGCCTCTATATCGCTTTCTGAGCGAACTAACAGTTGGATGGTATTTTTCCCTATTGTCTTAATTAGAAGACAGGGAAGTGGTGCTGTGGCTTCAATTTTCCATATTCTGAATGATTCGAAGCCATCAAAAAAAGCAGCCTTCAGGAATTCCCGAATACTGCTTGAAGCATCAACAAAATCCATCGAGCTACTCCTTTCTATGTTCGTAAAACTTTCTTCATCGCAGCCATACCAGAACTGATCATCCGATCCATGCCGTTTTCAAGCCCTCTTGCGTAAATGTTGTAACGACCTTCGAGATAAATCGCATATGGCACACCTGAACCAGTCTTGAGAGTCGTTTTAGTTCCTGTTTCTTCCCATTCATTAATGATCGGACCAACAGCGGAACCGCTTGGACCCAAATAATGAGTAATGAATCCGAGCGAGTTAATGTACGCTGCAGTATCAATGTGATTGTCAGCAGACGTTACTTCTTTCGCACTCTTCGCCCACTCTTTCGCCATTTCAGATACTAAAGCTTTTCTAGCCTCTTTCATCGATCCTGAACCGCCGAGTGTCTCGGAATCAAGTGAAATCGATACTGCTGCAAATTTCGACTTGTACTGCATTTTCTTCTTCATGCTACTCAGCGCCCTTTAAGAAAACTTTGTAATGATGAAGCGTGCGGTCATCATGATGAGGTGTGATAGAGTCTACTTCAAGTTTTGCTGTCGTGAGCAGGTTTCCTTTGTCATCCTTGATATTTTCAACAGTCATTTGCGGATCAACAGCTGTATCGGGTGTTAGATGTAAACTCATTTCTATTACTCGATCGGCACCAGACGAATCTCTTACATAGACATTTTTAGTCATGTATCGGCATTTGACGGTTTCGGGGTCATTTTTTTCATAGATAGGGCGTCCCCATTTATCCTCACCAACATACTTTTTTCCAGGCAATGTCAGGTCGCATGTGTGAATCAATAAATCATCAAACAACACCGATTCTCACTCTCCTTTTTCGCAGGAGCCCTGTTCCCTCCAAAAACATTAAGCAAGAAGGCGCTACTCTCCCAGCTTGTCGGCTAGTAGATCCACCACTTGCAGATCGGCTATAGTCACCGATGGAATAGCTTAATGAACTTTTGGGCGTTCCTGTTATATCTACATCAATACCTTCAACTTGATAGTACTCGATCTGGGCGCAACATGCTTTCTTGATCAGTTCTTGAACATCCTCAGAAAACTTATCTAACCCTATTTTGAGAATCTGATACTCTGTCAACGCGTCAACTATTTCAGTTGCACGTTTAGAAAATCGAGAGAACTTGCCATTTTCGACAGGTGTTCCCTCGAATACTTCTTCATAATACTTTTCGTCAACATAAGCTTGAGCCATACCGCCCACCTACTTTTCTAATGCTTTTTCAGCTTCGATAGCATCATTTTTGTTTCCGATAAAACTTTCACCATTAGACAACTGATAGTTTCCACGACTAATCATTTTTGGAAACTCTGCGCTGGAAGCTTCTTCTGCTGATTGTTCTGTTTTATCATCATTACAAGCCTCTTCTTGTTCGACTGGCTCAAAAATGAATTTGAATGCATCCACAGTTTCCAAATACTTCTTTTCAGTTTCTGTGATTTCAGTTAGTGATGAAGATGTGATTTGTTTTTCACGAAAGAAATAATCTTTTCCTTCAACGGCACTTTTCACTGTATACAGCATAAAAAACGACCTCCTAGATAATTTCGTGTTTTACATTGATAGCTTTTGCCACTGCGTCTTCTTCTTCAAATTTAGTATCTAGTTTCATCGTTAATACTATAATGAACGTCCGAGAACGGATGTCTTTATCGAATTCCAATCGAACATTACGAGAGACACCTAATACAATATTTTTTGGGTGAGTTAGTAATAAGTCCGATACTTTTTCAGCTCCTCCGCTTACTGTAGCGTCGTAAGGCTGCAGCATCGCAATCCCTTTAGTAGGTACTCCATATGCAGCAGGACGATTTGTTCCCGTTAAAGTCGTATCACCAAGTCCGGTATTACGATTGGCAATTTCATCACGCCAGTTTAATTCATTAACATGACTCATATAGTATCGGAAATCAGCTGGGTTTCGTAAATACTTAGCAGGTACAGAACCATAAAGCTTTTTCAATAGCGGACGTTTAAAGTCTCCGCCGTCGTGATCGACAATATGTGAAGTTGCTTGTTTTCGTAATCCATCCAACAATGCTAAGTATGGATCAGAAGAAGTTTTATCTCCATTGACAATTAGCTCTTCAACATCCAAAGAAGCACGTTCTGCAATCATACTGATAATCGTATTGTGCAAATTTCCCCCTTCGATGTTGTTTTCCAACGTATCGTAAGAAATATTTACTTCAGCAATCACTTCTTTTGCATTCAATTCGATTTTACCTGTCGTTGGTTTTGATCGCTTGCTAGCATCTAAAGCTGTTGCTTCAACTCCAGGATGTAAGATACGTTGACCGAATCCGATTTTTTCAATTTTCATCGCATCTGACGTCATTGGGACAGTTCGTGCTTCATTAATGATCGTTGGCTGATCAATCAGCATTTGATAAAACTTTTTGAATTGCATAGGATTCATTAATCCGCCAGCTGCTAAATCACTTAATGTCATCGTTGCTTTTTCAATAATTGATTGGTTACTTGCCATTATTCATTTCCTCCTTTTACTGAGAATAGACTTCCGAAAACATCTTCTTCTTTCTCAATCTGTTCTGTGTAATTTTGTTCTTGATTGTTACTGAAACGAGCTTTTTCAAGCGTCTCAACCTTTTCATTCAAAGGAGCTACCGCTTCTTGAACTGCTTTAGTGATGTCTTCAGCAGTAAATGCTTCTTTTTTCACCTTTTTCTTAGCAGCAGCCTCTTCTTCCTTTTTCTTCTTCTCTTCATCAGTAAGCTCGCCTTCACCATTTTTAGCGTCTTCTAATTTCTGAAGGCGCTCTGTGATTGGATTTAGAGCTTCACCTAATGCTTTTTTTAATTCTTCTTCTGTCATCTCGTGTTCCTCCTTTGATTTTTTCGTACTAAAAAAGGACTTGATCCCATTAACCACGCCCTGCTTTGTTACTGCTTTAGTTGTTTGTATGGTTCCGATTAATTCGGATAATTCACTTACCTCTTTTTGAATTTCTGCAACTTTATCTGCATCATCGGACGAATAGTTGTCTAATATGGACCATGCAGCAGATTGGAAAGCTTCGATAGCCGCGTTCACATCTCGGAAAGTCTTCCTTCGATTGAAATTGTTTTTCGTCTGTTTTTTGATTTCTTCAACCTCTGCAGTTCCAGCGAGTGAATATCCTGTGAATTCTCCTTTTTGAATATCTTCCCACATTTCGTCTGTCGCTTTTGTTACGAGTACCCATGTTCCCTTAGTGATCGTTGTGTCGTTAATTGTCATTTCGACAGGCGCTACATAGCTTTCAACAACTTTACCAGCACTAGTGGTAAAATCATGCTGCTTATCAATTTGTTGGTAGTCTTCCATAAAGCTATGTGCCGCTTTTTCGATCGTCTCAGCATCCATATAATCGCCGTGAGCATCTTCTGTTTCAGGTTCATAAACAACACCATATACAAGCTTTTGCGGGTCGTCAGCTTTCGTCACGAGCTTGACAGCCGTTTCAAATGTCGGTTTGCCTTCCGCTTTTGTCAGGAAAAATGATTTCTTATTCGCCGCTTTGTCAACGTAAGACACGTGTGTTACTTTTACATTTTCTAGTTTTCGCATTTTATCACCACCTTTCGCTGTTCTCGATTCATTAGATATGGCTTCAAGCCGGATCACCTGTCCTTTCTGGCAAAGACTGCCGATCGTCTTCTTTATTCGATTCATCAGGAGGCTTTCTCTCATAATCAAGTAAATTCAAATGAGTCTTATGGAACAGTAATAACAAGCTAGTTAACGTCATCTGTCGAAAGTTACTACAGTTTTCTTGGTTTTCCATATCTTTCACTCCTTTAATCTACTGGCGGTTTTTCAATCTCATATTCAATTTCATTTTTTGAACGATCGAAAATCGGATCAAGCCAACAGTGACAATAGATGGTTTCCTTAATTGGCGCTAATGGATCACGCGGATATCGAATGAATGTGCCATTGATATAGAAAAACTCCCCTTTGGCCGCCGTCATTCCATCAGCGGATACATGTGCCGATCGTGGCTCCTTAACACCATCAGCATGCCGCCACGTACTTCCAATCACATGACGGTTTAGCATCATCGCTTCGTATTGAGAACCGCTATACATCCGAGTTATTTCAAGGATGGCGATCAATCGAGCGCGGACATATCCGAAAACTGCCAGTTCCGCTAAAGAAATACCTTCCTTTTTCTCCTCGTCGTCTTTTTCGTAATATTTATCGAGTTCACGACTAACCGCGCTTTCCGTTGTTTCACGCAGTTCATTGGGCAAATCCTTTAACCAATTTTTCAGTTCTTTATAGGCTTCTGAGTTTGCATCAAAAGGTAACTCACTGCCGTATTGCTTTTTGAATGCTTCTAGTAACGCAAAAAACGCCGCTTCTAATTCAGGAACGATGTCATTTGTCATCGTCGAATCAAAAGAGCGCTTCTTCATTGCTCGCTTTAGTTGTTTTTCGGTTGGCGGCTTCTTCTTGAATTTCTGGATCAGCTTATCAACTATATTTTGCAGTTCCTCGTATTCCGTCTGAAAGGCATCTTCGATCTTAGTTTCTATCAACAGAATGTATTTCATGAGTAAATCAATAAACTGATACTCTGCATTTTCCAGTAACTTCTGTAGTTCCTTGTCCTCTTCTTCTTTGATAAGAAAAGCCAACTCTATCATTTGAGAATCATCCATCTTAGGACCTCACCTCTTTAATCAAGCGTCGCAAAGTTGCTGCTAGTTCACTTGTTTCAGACTTACCGTAAGCTTTTTCGAGATCAACCTCTCCTGTAAGAGAGTTAATTGCATTTCCTTGGCTATTTGTAATGATTGGTTTGTTGTATTCATCACCGTCAAACGGCTCTAGCGGCTTGTTTAAGACCTTACCGACAACATCTCGTAAATCATTCGGAGCAACTGCTTTTGCCTCAATAGCGGGCTCAAGAATCGCTTTGATGTCATCCATTTTGACAATGTTTGAAGTCTTAAAGAAGATTTCTACATATTGGAATTCATATTCTCGAAACAGGGAGTTCATTCTAGCCTCATAGGATTCACGTAAAGGCTGAAAAACTTGCTCTTCAGTTAATTCTTTAGCCGTCTCAGCTGTAGCACGAGTATAATCACTTGATCTTGCAACATAGATTGGGGGCAGTCTAAATGATCCTAATATAGAATCAATCACATTTTTGTCATATTCAAGAAACAACGCGTCCTTCTGTAAAATATCAGCTAACTTCTCAATTCGGATGGCTGGCTTATATTTATCATCTTCGCCAAGCATCGCATCAGCTGGTGTTACTTTCTCAGCTTCTAGTAAAAGAAACTTGTGCTGATTTTCCTCTCCACCTATTGCATTCGCATAGGATTGAAGTGTCGCTTCTGATTCAGCTGTCAATTGCGCATTTTCTAATGTAATTGCTAGTGGAATATGCCGACCTTGCGTAAAATATCGATAATTTAATTCATCCGCTTTTCGATTGCCAATCACCTTTATCAACGCGCCAATCCAACGGGGAATGCCATATGGGTCTTGGAAGTCACCGTTCTTAAGATGAATGACTTCAGTTGCAGTTCCTGCACCCTCTTTTCCGACCGAACTATTCACATTTAACGGTGTTGGATCACCAAAGGTCTTGTACCAAGTGCCACTCTCGACTCCAGAGTCCATTAGTGGATCTCGAAAACAAAAATAACGGACCTTGATATCCTGTCCGTTTTCGTTTACCACTCTATTCAGTTTTGTAACGGACATATACTCCGGCTTAATCGAATCAATACCAACGACCTCGCCTTTACCGTTTCGAATTACCTCTAAAAATCCATTCCCACACTCTTCCACGTGACGAATGACCTCTTCAATTACTTCTTTAGCAGGTCTTTCGTAGCAAAGTTCTTTCACCAACAGTTCAAGTTGATTCCATTCAGCTTTCATTTCTGGGGTTTCTTCTAAATCTTCTACTTTGTAACGAATCCCCATCCCAAAGCCAACTACGTTTGTTTTGTATGCCTCAATAGACTGATTGAGGATATCTGACAAATCGGTTATAGAACGAAGCACAGATAAATCGAAAGGCGGATTCAACAAAGTTAAGTCTCTAATTTGTTCTCTGCCACCAGACATTTTATATGTCAGACTTCTCTTTTTCTGAATCTTGATATCTTGTTTTTTAATTGGAATATTCCCACTTTTACCGCCGCTAATAATTCTCGATGTCATACTCCACCTCCTAAAATGCTGTTTTTCTATTTGTTCTCCGTTTTCTTGTTTGTTTGTTATCCATCTTCACTAACGCTTGAGACATTGCGTCAATATCATCATCGTGTGCTCCGTTCGGAAAAGCTTCTAACTCATCTAGAACTTCATCCGCCCATGATTTCCAAAGCGGATGTGGTACGTAGACATTTCCCGATTCCCAAAATGGGGCCACAGCCTGAGCTCTGACTTCTTTCCCACCTTGCGGATTCACTGCAACCATTCCAGGTATCTTTTTCTGTAGCATTTCAATGACGGCAGAACCATTTGCTTTATCCTCAACATATTTTGCTTTTGCGTCAGGCCAACGATTTGCCATAGACTGAATAGCTCTCATAGTTTCAACAATACCCATTCGTTCATGATGTCGATCCAACAAATAGTAATCTGCTTCATCACGTGCCCATACGTGTCCGGCAACAAAGTCAGAAGTGTTCTTGTCTTTAAAAGTACAATCCCACGATTGGGCTTGCTGAGAAAAAGAACTAGGCATGACTTTTACATCATCGCCTAGTCCTAATCGTACTTTCATTTCAATGGATGGTACATAATACTTCGCCCACGACCGTTTGAAGATATCGCCGCCAGCTGGTGTTGGGCGCTGTTGGTAAAGAGAAGCCCACCCACGAGATCCAGTTACCGCTTTTGTTTGCGCCGCCCACTCTTCATCTTTTCCTATTTCAGGAGCTAAAGCTTCACCAACTTCACGACCAAGCAAGTCCTTTTCCTCCGCAATCGCTGGTATTTTGATTTCGATCCAAGGTAATGTTTTTTCTTTTAATAAACGACCCGCTAAATCATCTTCATGCCAACGAGTCATAATAATAATTACAGAACCATTTGCTGATAAGCGAGAATAAAACGTATCCCGCCATTCAGAATAAATTTTATCTCGCATTGTCTTACTTTCTGCTTCAGCCCTGTTTTTTACAGGATCATCAATTATCAATAGATCAGAGCCACGGCCAGTTGCGCCACCTAAGATAGATGTGCTGTATAGCTGACCTAAATGATTATCAATACCCCATTCAGAAACACTCGCTGTCTCAGAACTAAGTTTCAAATCGAATAGTTCATCACTGTATAAACGAAATTTTTCTCGGTTTTTTCGTCCGAACTTTTTGTAGAGTTCCTCTGAATATGAAACAACCATCGCCAATTTATCCGGATTCTTGCATAAAAAAAAAGCCGGGAAAGTCTCTGTGATAAAAGTAGATTTACCATGTTGCGGTGGTAACTCCACTATGATAAATAACCGCTCTCTATTTGCTATACGATCCAAATAAGGCGATATATATAACTGGTGTCGTAATGGTTTAAATGTGCAGCCGTGAGTATAGAAAAAGAAGTCAGCGAAATTTCTCCTAGCCAACTCCTTTAATGATTCTTTTCTAATTACCTCAAGCTCAACCATCTTGTTCATAGGCTAATCGCCTCAATTCTTCAGTGCTTAGTTCAGCATATGGATTTTTTGCTTTCACTTCACCGGATAACTCTAATTTCTTAGTATATATTCCATCCATTTTGTTCAAAGTATCAATCGCTCGAATCTGATCCCCTGGATACTCATCATCACTAGCAATCTCAGAAAGCTTCACCATACGTTCTTTTCGGGTCATAATAGCCTCGTCTTGAGCTTCTTCTTGAAGTTCCTTATACCTAGCCAAAACCTCATTTTCTCTGAACAAGGCGCTAGCTTTATTATCTACAGTAGCATCTTTCCATCGCTTAGAAGATGCGAAAGCTTCCCTATAAGATTTCCTTTGTGTCATGCCTGAAATTAGGCATTGAACGAACTTTTCATGTCTTGCATTTTCTAAAACAGGCATAATTTCACCTCCTGGAAAAATAAAAAAAGACCACTTAATTGGTGATCTCTTTTTTCTGATCTAATTTAATCTGGCAGTAATTGTTCCATCACTTTTAATTGGTTCGCTTTAATAATTATTCCCAACCCAATCGGCAATCTAGCAACTGTGCCTAAATTAGTAGGAACTTGCTTTTCGACAATTTCACCTTCAAGATTTTGAATAAATACACTTGAGTTTATACCTAGGAATTTAACTCTTAACCCGCCTAATATAACATCATTTCCATTAAATTGTGTCCCTTTATCGAATAGAAAAACCGGTGAACCACTTGAACCGGGAAAGATCGAACAATCGATTATGAACAAGGGTTTACCATCATAATCCAACTTATAATCAGATGCAGTAATTCCTTTTCTAACTAATGGTCTGGCATTTATTTGATCCCAAAGCCCATTTGGGTATCCAATAACTATTACTTCTTCAATCGCACTAAGTCTTTTAACTTCCTCATCAGTTGGAATATCCTCTTCGTTAACAAAAACTATCTGAGGATGGAGTCCCATTACTTGCTTGGCTATATTGAATAAACCCGGCATTGGAAATACAGCTAAATCAATTTCCCTATCCGGGTGAAAAATTACATTCCCTCTCAAAGAAACTATCGGAAATTCTTTGAGAACGAATTCGCCGTCTTTTTCACAACGCAATTGGATAGTTAATTTATCTGCTCCTTCCAACACATGTCTATTTGTAACAATAACAGGTTTAAAGTCACCGTTTTCACTGACACACATTCGATAAAAGAAGCCCGTTCCAACACTCGATTCAGTTTGTAATCTAACTGTACATGAGACTAGTCGTTCAGTAATCTCCATTTACTACTCACTCTCCTTCAGATAAATTTTAACAGTAAATTGAGTAGGTTGAAACAAAAGATAGATTCATTTTTAATTTCCAATTAAAACCGCGAAAACTCATTTGCTAAGTCACTGGAGTGGTACTGCCCCACTCACGGTAGTTTCAGCTCGGCTTGTTGCGGATTCTACTACCAACCCTAGAGGTCTCTCACCTCTCGAAACCATTCATAATGATGGCACCACCGATAATTCAACCTATATGCGTCTTCTACTTCCGCCACAGTGACATAATAATCGGCGGCACATGAACTTTAAAGGAAGAGGAGCTACTCACTTCCTTTCACTGGCTACAACATTCATGCTGACTTTTTTTGGTGTGCCGCCTAAAAACAATTGACTCGAAAGAAGCTGTTCACCTCCTTCTATTCTTGTAGGTTATGTGAGTAGCCTACAAAAATTTAAGATAACTCTTTATATCAACGACTAGGCTAAGCACATTTTCTTCAAGGTGTCAGGACTTTTCGTCCAGCTTCTCTACATTTTGTTGTGTTGCTTGCTAGCCGCATCTATACTATTTCACATTACTATTTTATCGCGGATGAATGTCATAATACTCCCGACTTTCTATCACTTTTCTATCAAAAGACTCCCATTTTCATATGCTTCTGCAAATTTAATCATAGCCTTGTCTAGTTCTCGATAAAACGAACTAGAACTCATGTTATAGGTAAGATAAATCGCCGTATCCGTTAACTCGCGATTATCAAAATACTTATCATGGATCAGCTGCCGATCATATGCATTCAACTTATTCATAGCCTTACAGATTTTCTCAATTGTTTGCTCTGCTGTTACTTTACGTACAACCGCATTTTCAGTAGCCCGACTTACTGTGCCGGTGAAACTCTTTAATTCAAAACTATAGGTAGCGGTGACTTTTGGTGTATATTCTTCACCAGCTATTCTTACCATCGTACGATAGCAAGACAACAAATCTCTCACTTGCTTTTTGGTTTTATCTTTATTGATCTCTGGAAACAGTACCATCATTTTGTCACCAAGCCTTCCCCTATGCTATAATGTCATTGACTAGAAAACACATGGCATTGAGCGAAGGCTCGGTGTCTTTTTTATCCTGTAAGTATAATTTCATCATCTAAAAAGGCTTCGATAGATGTTGCTACTTTATTGGTCCACTTAATTTCAGTAATATCAGTATTTTTAATTTGCTTTGCCATTTGGGCACCAGGGTCTTTTTCATTAACGTACCCCCAAAACTCGCCGTCACCATATTTTTTCGGTTCAAGACTAAAGCAAAGTAACCATTCTGATTCTGGCTCACGTACAACATACTTGTACCCTTCAGAGAGTAGCTCTTTCAATCGCTCCATAGTTTCTTGTCGATTTTTCAGAGCGTATTTTTTCTTGATTTTCTTCTCCCATTGCTGCATATAAAACGAACCTCCTTAATTGGCGACGTTGCCGGATCTACTTAATTTCATAAAATCTTTTGACTGAATTAATCGCTGTTTCCATTCCGGCCAAAAAAGATACCTTTTCAGGACTTTGATAATTGGGAAATCTTTGATCTTCGATTTCCTCATTATGTTGGTCCCATTCCTTTTCTAGTAGCTTTATCAATTTCGATCGATTTTCTACTTCACCTCTGAGTAAAAGAACTAATTCTTCTTTGGTACATTTCGACAGTTTCTTACTACTTTGGATGATCATCCTTCCACCTCCAACAACTCTGGCTTAACTTCTAGAATAGTCGATTCATGAATTGGCGGATAAGCTAGATTCTGATCTGTGATCAAATCATACTTGCGTTCTCCACATTCGCAGTGGCCGCATAAAACAACTTTTAGCGTATGATGCTCAATTAGTTCTTTTAGTTTCATTCTATCGCCTCCAACAACTCTGGATTCTCGTAGATGTTACCGATAATCTTGAAAACATCAACTGATCTACAGATACATACATCAAAACCGGTTCTCTTCAACTTGAAACTTCCATCAGCAAATACAACAGAATCAATTTCATCTATTTCTTCAAAGAAGGCATCAATAAATGCGCCGTTTTCATCTCTTTGATTGATCTGCTCTGAATCTAATACGTGTACGATATCACCTTCGTAAATCTCAGTACCATTCTTGTCATTCAACCCTGTCGACATCATCAGATTTCTATATGGCGTTCCATTCCGGTCCGTTTCACTAAGCCTTGTTGTATAATACAAATCTTCCTCGTGATCAAACCTAAAATTTACACTGTCATCAAATTCTTCTCTGACACTATAGGACATTCCTTTTCCGTATATCCTTTGTCTCTCTTGGTCCCACTCTCTAAATTTCGGTATCATTACTTCACCTCTAATAGTTCTGGATTTTCGTAAATGTTGCCGATGATTCTCACTTCCCTACATTTTCTTAATGGATAATTCCCTCTCGAACTTGCTCTTACTCCTGCGCCCCATTGTAGGGATAAATTAATTCTTCCCGGCTTACCATATACATAGTCGAACCCATCTTCTATTGTAAAAAGGACTATATCCCCTTCGTAAATCTCAACGCCGTTCTTGTCTTTCAGGCCTGTTGATTGAAGGAATATTAGGTTATCGAAATGAATGTCATAGCGATCACCGTTTTCCTGCTCGACGTATGCTACCTTATTTTCAAAATCAAAGGATATGATACTAACCATCATCTCGTGGTATTTATCCCAGGCCTTAAACTTCGGTATCATTGTCTGCCTCCTGTTCTACTTCTAAATCAAAATCGTCATAGGCCTCAATATCATTTTCATCACCGACAGGCTCTCCGCCGACTGTATAATACGTAATCGAATTCTCTTCATAGCAATCTTCACAGTATCTGGTATCTTCATCTAGCTTGATGTAGTTGTCTCCTAGCTTTAAATCTTTATCACAAGCTTCGCAATATAAATCCACTTCTCTAGTGCCTATATACTTACGCGAAGAGCCATACTCCAATCGTTTATAGGCTTTTTCTTTAGTTGGATACCACTGTTTACCTACTTCTCTGTCATCAAATATTGTTGCTACGCCATACTTGGTTACTTTCATTCATAAAACCTCCTCTAATGCTTCGGTTACCGGATCTTTATTTTCTGTAGTATTTGTTGTAGTCAATGACTCCCATGACTAATAGCCACAATAAAAATCCTATAAAACAGAATGCAGTAAATTTCTCTATGCTCATCATTCCGCCACCTCTTCAAGCGCTCTAATAGTATCTAGGCCGTCCACCTCAACAAACTCGCCTGAGTCCATTAGAACAACCGCTTGCGCGCGCCTATTATCGGTGAATTGAGTTATTTGGATTAATGTTCCCAATTCCCCAGTAGATTCATATCTTTTTTCGATGTTATACCAGTGGCTTTGCGGTATGCTCTCATTCCCAAAAGCAAACTCATCCTTGACGCTTTTTTCAATCCTAGCTAACAGTTCTACTCTAATGTTCATTTCATCACCTTTTCCTTTCCCCATTCCGCGAAGGCTTGCAGGACTTGGAACTGTTCACTAATGCTGAGTTCATCATAAGTAGATGAAATGCATGTTTGAAAAGTCTCAACATGCAAAACTTCACTTGCTAGTGATTCAAGCGAATCAACTGGATTCCCACTTTCCTTAAAATCATCTTTCAACCACTCCAACACGACCTGCTGGTTTTCGTTGAGAGGCTTTGACACATTGACTAAAAATGATTCTTCCTCAATTCGCTCCCAGTCACTCTCATGAACTCCGTCTAAAAACTCAATGTCTGATAGTAAAACTGCTCTCTCCATTCTCACACCTACACTTTCTCAACTGTGCCACATTCAATCAATGTAACAATCGCATTCGCTTTATCTTCGCTATCAAATCTCATTACTTCGCCGCTTAAACCGTAGACGAGATGAGGCTGTAATTCATCGAAAAAGTCAACAAAGTACGCTGACCCATTGTCTTCTATCTTAACCACCCACTTCGGTTCTTCCTCGACCTCGTAGCCGTCTAGCCATGCCTTCATAAATTTTTCTGGATGTCTAACAAGCCAATCAATCGCCTCTTCATTCTCGCTGAGTTTGTCTTTTCTAAAGTACCAATCTTTGAAGCAGATGAGCAGCGCCAATAAGTCGACGTCAGTAGAATTACGATAATAGTCAAGTAATTCTCCAACGAATTTCGGCACTTTGACTGGACTCGCTAACTCATCAATTAAGTCTATAAGTCGATCTGATGGAACAACGTCTACTACTGCTGTTCTGCCAAACATACTAATTTCTGTCATGTGTTGATTGAGTTCTATATGTTTCGTCAATTTTTTCTTATCTTGTTTATTCATAAATACCTCCTAAATTCTATGTGATCAAAAAATCGATTAATGATCACATAGATTCTTACTTGATAGGCTGAGTTAGTCTAATTAATCTTTAGCTTTAAAATTATAAACTGGCTTTATAATTTTTTTGATTTCCACAGTGTCATGAATATTATCGATGATCAAATCTGATTTTTTATAAGCAAATGGTGACTCATCTAGTGTCGACTCGACCACTGACGTCGAATAAATTCCTTGCATAGTATTCTTGAATTCCGCAAGCGAAACATTTTCTTTTGCCTTGGTTCGTGACATCACACGTCCTGCACCATGAGGGGCTGAACAATTCCAGTCTTCATTACCTTTGCCTGTCGCGATAATCGCTCCATCTCTCATATTCAAAGGAATTACTAAGTGTTTGCCATTCGATGCGTCAGTAGCTCCTTTACGTAAAATATGGTCATCCAAATCAATATAATTATGAATTGAATCAAATGAACTGATAACTTTCCAACCCATCTCGTTAATTATTGTTTCAGCCATTAATGAGCGGTTTTCTACAGCAAAGCATTGTGCAAGTTCCATATCGTTCAAATACGCTGATAAAAGGTCACCCTCTAGATAGGCTAACTCTTTATTAAATGCAATAGGTTTAATCTTACTTAGTTCTGTCTGTATTTCTTTTTCTCTACCCTCTGACTTTAACCTGGATATAAGCCCTTGTTTATCAAATACATTGTGCTTGTGATACTTGATTGCTGCATCTTGATGGTGTTTTGCTACTTGGACACCTAGATTTCTTGAACCTGAATGAATCAGTAAGTAATAGTCGTTCCCAGTCTTTGAAATCTCAATAAAATGATTACCACCACCCAGCGTACCTTTAGATAACTGAATTCTATTTTCATTAAACAATTCAAAGGACATCTCGCGGAATTGAAACTTCTCAGAAATCATTTTGTTCCTTACATTCTTTCCAGAAGGCACATTTTCAGAAATGACTAGATCCAGTTTCGACCAATCAGTCCCACTTAAGTCACCAAGATAATAAACACTGATCCCACAACCTATATCGACTCCAACTAGATTGGGAACTACTTTTCCATTACTTATTGTCATAGTCGTACCGATTGTTGATCCTTTGCCTGCATGAACATCTGGCATTATTCTAATCTGTTCTTTTTTTACAAATTCCTGATTAAGCATCTCAACTATTTGATCAACAGCGGTTTCTTCCACTTCATCTGTAAAAACTTTTGCAATATTGTGTTTCCCTTTTAATAGCATAATTTCTCCTTTTCTCTTTGATTGGTGTGGTTAGCTTACCTTTTAAAAAAATAAAAATTGTCTTCCAAGTGTTCGACTTTTGAGAAATGTCTTGAGATCAAAGGGACCAAATTCTGCTGCATATAAATCAACGAATACTCAAATTGATTAACCAAGGATTCAAATTGTTCATCCAAAGTTTTTGCACCTTCATACAAATAGCAATTCCAACCTAAACATAAAACGGAAATGCCTAACTCGCCTTTTCTCGATTTAACGTCACAAGGAAAACGTCCTACTTGATACTCATATAGTTCGCTATTCCAAAGGTATTTAGATATGGTGTCGTCCAATCCTCGATATTGAATACCCGATTCATAAAAAACCTCTGATTGATAACCGAAACAGCAACCAATATCAAACACGCTTTTGAAATTATTCTTTAAACAAAAGTCCTTAATAAACTCGTAGTTAGAAATACATTCCAACGTGCACATCAAAGAATACGAACGCTGATCATAGAATCGTTCTGGTTCTTCATCTTCCATTTTGATTAATTCATCGTAGTATTTGTCTAATCTAGGATATTTTTTCAAAATCCTACCTCCTTGATATCCTCCGTTAAAGTAGTATTTCAAAAATACTTTCAAAAATATTTACCGGTATGCTATTACCAGCTTGTTTGTACATTGGCATTCTAAAACGCCCATTTCTTTCGACTGTTGATGCTGCCGCAAAATAGTCAGCGTCTGAATAACCTTGAAGCCTCCAGCACTCTAATTCAGTTAGATAACGGAAGCGCCCAGCCCCGCAATCAATTATTTGTGCTGGTGTTCGATCTTGTCGCGTAGTAATAGTGTATGCAAAATCTTTGATCACCGTTGCTCGTTTTATTCCAGTCTTCCCTATCACTGATAAGACACTAGGTTGTGTGACATCGTAAACACAACTCACTTCATCATTCTCTACAAGGAACTCTCGTATATCTCGCATTGGTGTCCGATTTAAAATACTAAAATTGAATATTGGCTGATCTAACATCGAAATTGTGAAAACTCTTTGCCTTGCTTGAGGTATTCCGAAATCTCTTGCATCCAGTAATTCAAAGGAGTTGGAATATCCCAGCTTTTCCATTTCATCCAGGTATCGGTTGAAATTTTTTCTCATGCGCTTTTCAGTTACTGCCTTAACGTTTTCCCAGATCACTACTCGTGGACGCCACATCCCCATGTCTCGAATGATTCGTAGGGTTTCCCACATTAGACTTGATCTGGTTTCAGACCCTTCGTCAGCTCCTTTTTGATGCCCTGCAATAGAAATATCTTGACACGGACTGCCATGTATGAGGATATCAGGCTTTAAATTCCAATTAACTACTGATTGAACTCTATTCTCAAGATCATTTGCAAAAATAGCATTGTAACTATCGACTGCCTTTTGATCGATTTCAACATAATCAATTGATTTAGTTGGTACTCCCATATTTCTAAGAGCGATTCGAGGGCTTCCTATCCCTCCAAAAAGTTCTAATATTTGAAGCAAAGCCTTCCCTCCCTTTTCTCTGTAATAGCCCCAGTTAGCGGAGCTTTTCTAAATCAGTCGACTTCACGAAGGAGCCGTTGATCATTTCTCCTGTCCGATTCTTTATTTCGTCATATGCACAATTTACGCACTCATATAGGTTCATGTCATTCTGCATTGCTAAGATGATCAATGTCACGACTGTATCGCCAATTCCGTCACGCAAAGAAGCGCGGTCACTACGAACGATCGCCGCAGCAACCTCGCCAAGTTCTTCCATCACTTTCAACATTTGCTTGCTAGAATCAGCAGTGTCTAATTCTTTGTCTTTAGCCCATTGCTCAATTTTTTCAATCAGTTCATTCAAAATACTGTTCTCCTTTTACGCTACATATTTTTCGTGTTCTAGTTTCAAGTCTGATCCCGACGTGTCGATGTATTGAAGCGTTGTGTCCACATCTGTGTGTCCGAGAAATCGCCGCACATCGTTCAGGCTCATTCCTCTTTTCAGTGCTAAGGTTGCGGCAGTTCTCCGAAACTTATGTGGATGAACATGCGTCACGCCAGCACGTTTTCCAATTTCTTTGACCATCTTCTGAATACCGTTGCTAGTCATAGCTGTTCCCACTCCGTGTAATCCACACAGGATAGGTCCTTCTGAATGCGGCTTTATCACAAGATAATTATCAATAGCCACTTTGGCACGCGCATTGACGAAAACAACCCGTTCCTTGTTGCCTTTTCCGATCACAGTGATGGTTCCCCGTTGCTGATCATAGTTTTCCATCGTCAACATAGTCAGCTCTGTAACTCGGCAGCCTGTCGATAACAAGAGTTCGAATGTTGCTTTCTCTTTCGGCTTCCGACAAGCATTTCGCATCAGTTCTACTTCGACTGGCGTAAAGGCTTTTTTTAGTCGTTTTTCGACTTTGATCTTCTCAACCCTTCGTCCGGGATCCCTGCTAATGTATTCTTCTTCAAAGAGCCATTTAAAGAATCGACAGATTGCACCGCGTTCTCTATCTAAAGTTGCTGATGATAGATGATCATTCATTTCTCTATTCGCAATGTAAAGACGTATATCATTCGTGGTCACATCGTTAAATGATACTCGTACCCATCGATTAAATTTATCTATCGTTCGCATCGCCAGATTGATCGTTCCAGGCGAAAGACCGCGGAGTTTCATACTCACAAAATATTGCTTGTATGCGGCAATGTCAGAAGTTTCATCGTAGATGATCACATCTCGACATTCTTCTTCGAGTCGTAATTTTTCTAGGTTGATTGTTAAAACAATTTTCAGTTTTCTAAGTTGCTTTGCTTCAAGTTCGGGCTCCATGTTCCTGACAACAGCATTAATAAATTGCTCTTTCAATTCCATGATTACCACCCTTTCAAAGGTCAGCTCACATACATATCAAATTGTTTTTCAACTTCTTCACGTATAATTTCCATAGGTTTTGAAATGTTAACAAACCATTCATTCGCTGCTAGTATTTCACTGATAATTTGTTCTTTCGGTGTTTGATTCGAATATTCTTTTGGCATCGCCTGAACAAATATCCTTACTTGACGATCAATTCTTTTCCGTTCCCACATTTTCATGTTCATACCTCCAGATATCGATATGACTTCCCAAATCTATCAGTTCCGTTGTTCCTTGCTAGATTTCGAATGGTTACTGGTGACAAAGTGGATCGCTGTCCTAATTCATCCTCAGTTCCAACCAGTACAATCCGGTTATTGAAACTCACTTCAATTTTTTTCTTTGGATGTTTTGGCAATTCTCGCCATATTTTATTGCCGAGTTTTTCTGCTTCACGTTTGATATCTTCGTCATACCAGTAATTTGGATGAGCCATCAACATTCGAAATCGTTCTTTGTCAGTCATTGTCACGTAATCTCAACTCCCTTACACGGTCCACGCCGCTCTCAGTCATTCGAATGGTTCTCACTGCTCCCGGTTCGATATTTAACAAGTTCATGGCTTTCAATTGCCATAAATATGAACTGACTGATGATGTTGAGGGGATGCCTGTATTTTTTGATATCTGACGAATCGTTGGTGGATATCCCTTTTTCGTAATAAAGTCATCAATGAATAGCAACACTATTTCTAACCGCTGCCGCTTTATCTGTCTCATTCTCGAACCTCTTTTCTTTTGGATATAGGCATATTAAAGGGATAGTGAACGAATCTGCCGCTTTGTTTTTTTGCCAGTTCAATTACAATTCCCAGTTCGCTGGCGACAATCTTCGCTTTCAGCCGAAAATCTTTCGTTTCCATGCCTTTGACATCAACAAGTCGAACAAGCTTTCCTTGATCGTAGAACGCATAATCGGCCACATACTGTGTTTTTTTGATTGTCCATGGATTGATTTTCAGCGTTGGAAGAATATCCAATCGTTCCTGAAGTTTTAGTTCATATTCATGTTTTCTTGCATACGCAACGGCGATTGGATAATAATCCGCCTCAGCAATCGAATCAAACCAACGATCATAGCGATATACTTTTTTGTTACCGTATTTCGATCTTGATTGATACCTCATGCAGACACCTCAACATTCAGTCGACTCGTGAGAAAAGTAAGATAGTAATCAGCATTTGTTTTGCTGTAATCTACTTGTTTAGTGACGTATCGAAGAATGTAGCAAGTAATCATAAGGCAGAAGCGGTGTTCAATTTCTTCGTGAGAACAATCAATTCGAACCATCTTTCTTAAACGTTCATAGTACGAACGTAATAATTCTTTCTCATCCTCGTTACTCGCTGTTTCGCCTAATTTGCTAATGATTTCGAGAAATCGCATCTTCCATACCTCGCTTTACTATTTCTTTTCTCAGTATTTCTATTTCAGTTTCAGTAACTCCGCGGTTACCATACTTCTCAGCGAAATAGTCGAGAGAAGCATTCCCACTCATCTTTTCTGCCCACCAGTGATCCCAAAGTCTTTTGGTTGTCCAATCATTGCCCCGCTTTTGATTATTCGAGTTTCGGGAATAGTGTCCGGTTAAGTGCTTTCTTGCTTTTTCAACAGTGTCTATTTTAGATTCTTCCCAACTCTTCAGTATCTGGTTCAAATAATTGTAATTGCGTGCTCCATGTTTAAGCATGTCATCAATCGCAAGAATCACAATTTCATCTTGACCACCAAAATCGTTTACCCAATGCTGAATGGATTGAGTAATGAATGGTGCTTCTGCTGAATTTACTTGATTGAGCCAATAACGCACAGCGCTATCTTCTGAATCTTTAGTATTACTAGATACAGAAGCATTAATATTATTTACTTTAGTTTTGTTTCCTTTACTTTGGGGATTAATGTTCACATTAACTCCTTCTGCTTGCGAGTTATTGTTAGCATTAATTAAATATGCTGTTGGTTTTGGCGATTTCCTTCTCTTTGTCGCTTCGAAAAAATTTGCTTGGATGTTTTCGCTTGTCAAGACCTTAGCCGAGTTAAACAGGTCCTCATCAAAGAATCCCCATGTAACTAAGCGGATGACTATTTGCTCTAACAATTCCTTACTTACTCCAGGCAGGCGTTTTAAAAGTGTTGCTCTCGTTAAGTCATTCCATACAACGAAGTATCCTTTTTTGTATACCGCGCATAACAGCTTGATTACCGCTAACTCACCTTTAATGCCAAACTCCCCAGCAATAGCTTCTATCTTTTCATCTTCAAAAATGTCAACATCAAGAGGGAAATAATCAAGACCGCTCTTTGTTGGTCTTGCCACAGCTTCACCTCCTACTGTAGAAGGGAGAAATATCTCCCTCTAACTAAAATGGAAAATCATCGTCTTTATTTTTTGAATCATCCTTCTCATCAAAAAGTCCAGTCTGCTCTTTACGTTCTGTTTCATCAGGGGATATTTTTTCTGCTTCCTTACGCTCTGTTTCTATTGGTTCCGCCTCGCTCAGTCTTGTTTCTTCTATCAGATCATCGTTTTCATCCAATCTGAATACTTTTTCATCTGATGTAACGGCTGTTTGCATTTCAACGGATAGTATTCCCCATTTAGAAAGCATATTTCGAAGCACAGTTTTAATTGCCATTTGATTGTAGTTATCAACCCAAGCACCTGACAGTTTTTCTTTGTCTTTCCCCTTCGCATTCTTGATACGATGCGACTCAATCTCTTGTTTAGTCCAATAGACTGTTTTTTTGAATCCATTTAACAATTCAAAGAAACCAACATACCCAATGACCTTATCTGATTTCTTTTCGTTATAATCGAAGGTAAATTCTTCTGTTAATGGATTCCAATCAACGAGTTGACCTTCATAAACTTCAAGTGCATTCAATGCTTTATACTGCCCTGAGCGTTGAGCTAACTGAATGTAGCCTTTGTACCCAAGTATGAACTAACTGGGCCTCATTGTGAGTAATCCACTTGTTTCCTATCTTTTCGCTTCGATTAAACGGAACAATATATGCGTAACCAAGATTTTTATCAATTGGTAAATCCATTGTTGCTGCTTTTAGAGCAGAAGCAATAATTGTCATTGGTTCAGCTTTTGCTAAATAATTGTCACCGCCGACTAAAGTCATTAGAGATCCCATGAAAGAATCAGATTTTTCATGAAGAATATCTTGGAATTTCTTCTTCATTGTCGGTGTAGCCATCAAAGACTTAAAACCCAGTGACTGAGCATCAACTTCTTGTGTCTTTTGTTCAGTAAGTTGATTCTTGAGTGTGTCATTTGTTGCCATGTTAGTTAATCTCCTTTACTGCTAATTTTTTATAGCAAGATGTTTTATAAATTGATTGATCATTGGCTACTTCTGGATACTTCTTTTCTAAAAGATCTTTATTAATCGTTTTTCGATTAAATGACTTCCACGAAATTACTGATTTAGGAGTAATAGCAACTACCGCATTTTGCTTTCCCAACTCTGATGTGATTTGATTATCAATTTGTTGAATTTTCTTTTTTATCAAAACTTCATCATCCTTAAGTTGTTTCTTGGTCTCAATCAGTTCATCAAAGGTACTTGAAAGTGTAATCTCATTTTCGCCTTCTTCTGAATATCGTTCTTTAAGGAAATCGGTAGTTGCATCACTGCCATCTATTGATGGTTCAACTCCTTTTAAAACATTCACTTCCCAGAATTCAACTAATCGTTCCGTAATCATGTCAATCAAGGCTTGGTCACGATCGACCTTTTTCCAAATGAAACGTTGACCACCGATTAATACTGCTACATAAGCACAATCACGATTCAAAACATTCATATAATGTTGGATTTGACACAGGTAACTCATAGGAATCTCGTCGCCATCCCACTCTTTGGATAAAAAAGCATTTGCAGTTTTACATTCCAAAATCGCATTTTCTCCAACTACGTCACGATCAATATTTGCACGAAGAAATGGATGTAAAGGATGTTCGAAAACTTGATTCCGTCTTCGAACTTTTTTCCCAGTTCGTTCAGTGAATTCTTTTGCTACAACTTCTTCTAGTACATTTCCCCAATACGCTGGTTCACTGTCCGTCTCCTCAATTTCAATTTGACCAGTTTTCTCAAGCCATAGTTGATATGGAGCTTTCCATTTATTCAATCCTAGAATCGTAGCAACATCAGAACCACCAATACCTTTTTGACGATCCATCAACCATTCTGTTCTGGTCATGTCCAGTGTAGATTTACTCATCTTCAACCCACCCTTCCATATTTTCAGGATTATCTTCATCATTGGGGGTGTGAACATTTACAAAAACATGACACTCTGGGTCCGCCATTGCAGTATCGTAATCAAACATGTTATAATCCTCCTAGATAAACATTGATTTGGGACTTACTTTTGCTTGCCGGCGAGTAAGTCTTTTTTTATGTCTTTTCATAATCCCATCACCTTTTTACCAATCGTATTTACTCCTAGTAAAACTGGTAAAAGGATTATTGCTATTTTCCAGTAACCGACACAAACCGTTCCGAGCATTGCGCCTGTAAGTAAAACTTTTGCAGCTCTATATTCAGATTTCTGTTTTGCTACTTTGACTGGAACTGTTGGGACGTATTCAAAATCGTTTCTCATTTCTATGCCTCCTTCTTCATTTCAACGACATTTTGATTAATGGATGCTAACTTCCTACGCTTCTTTTCTTCAGCAATTATTTCTTCGAATTTCTTGCCTGCATTTTCAATTAGAAATCTTTCAGCTTCATATTTGCTTACTACCTTTTGTGAGCTAAACTGGATTGATTTAATCTGCCCCAGTGCCTCAAGAATATATATGTTCTCTTTTGATGTTCTATATTCAGTAGCAAGTTCTGGCAACGTATAAACAAGCATCTAATCATTCCTTTCTCTCGTTTCCGCTTCCTTAATGATTACTCTTGAATTGAAATTGTATCTATCGCAAACTGAGTTAAAAACCGCAATTTCTGATGAAATCTCATCTACAACTTCTAATAACCAGAGTTTTATTTCGCCTCGTTCTTCATGATTGATCTCCTCATCTGGTATCGAAAGTAAATCCCAAATCTCATACTTCTTTTCAACTTCAATCCGTTCCATTTCTTCTTTGTCTTGGCCAACCATTTTTGATAGTGGATGTGCATCTCGACGTTTTCGGTTTAAGGGTTTTGGTGTGTAGAACATTGCTGCAGCTATTTCGAAATCTGTATCCGGATTTTGCAAGTAATCAGCGATTTCAACAACTCTTTCTAATCCCATCGTTCGACGGCCATTTAGCATGTGACTTAGATTCTGTGCTGAAAAGTTCAGGTGATCTGCCATGACTCTTTGGTTCAAAGCCTGTTTGTCAACTTCCTGTCGAAAAATTGATGCAACTTGCTTTTCTGTTGATGAAACTCCCATACTTATCACTCCTTTTGTATTCAATTGTCATTTTTCATAGCAGTAAAACTGCTATAAACTGTTCATTAGAAGGAAAACATCATTTCTTCAATCAGACGATCATCCTGTTGACTCTCAACTTCATAAAGTTGATTGATAAACTGATCTGATTTTGTTTCTAAGTAGGCCTTCGATAAGCGATCACCTAGGCGTTTTAAAATGAACTCGATCTTTTCTTGTTTGGTCATTAGATCACCTCCTTGTCATTACCTTTTGGCAATTCTGCTTGCAAAATAAAAAGCTTGTCAAAATCAGCTTCCGACAGCGCAAAGGTATTAAGTAACTTTGCAATCATGTCATTACCTAAACCTCTACTCCCATTCATAATTCGATAAATAGTAGTTGGTGCAACTTCGAGTTTTTCTGCTAGACCATAAACCGATAAATCATACTGTTCCATTAGTTCCTGAAGAACTCCATTTTTTAAAACAATTTTCACACCTCTTCACCTCACTTTCGTTACCTTCTGGTAATACTATAACATCAGGATTACCTATTGGCAACACTTAATTACCAAAAAGTCAAATATTATTCGATTTTGTTACCAGTTGGCATTATTATAAATATAGAAATATAGAGAAGAGGGATTTGGATGGACTTTGGTTCACGATTAAAGGAATTACGATTGGCCAAAAAATATGGAGTAAATCAATTAGCTCTCAAATCAGGAGTCAGTTCTGCACAGATTTCTCGTTACGAAAACGGAAAAAGAAAAACCCCTCAAATTGATACTGTAAAAAAACTAGCAGATGCTCTTGATGTTTCTGTATCAGAACTTATTGGGAAGTGTTCAGAATCTGAAAGTAATGAGAGATTTACTCAAAAACAGTTGACTGTTGCCGCGCACATTGACGAAGATACATCAGAAGAAGATATGAAAGATATTCTTAATTTTATAGATTTCATAAAAAATCGAGATCACAAGCAGTAATTCATTTTAATGTCGGTAGGTGTTGTCAAATGTATAACTACGAAGCTTTAATGTCATGTTTTTCAAATTTGCAGTATAAATTTGAAAAACAGATGCCCGAAAAACAAAAGGGATTGTATGTCGACAATATAGTTTATCTCAATCCTAATCAATCAAGTGCCGAACTTAAAAGTACGATTGCAGAAGAAATTGCTCATCATTATACTTCAGTCGGTGACATATCAGACTATAAAAATCCTGAGTCAAGAAAACAGGAGCGAAGGGCACGGCTCGTAGCGGCTGAGATGACTGTCCACCCCTCCCTTTTGATCAAGGCTTATCAAAAAGGATGTAGAGAGTACTGGGAAGTTGCTGACGAGCTGGGAATAACCGTAGAAGCGTTAAGAGAGGCAATTGATCTTTTTAAACAAAAATATGGTGAAGGTTTTAGTTTTTTGAATTACAAGATTATTTTTGGAGCAGGTGATTCAATCAAAGTATTAAAACTAAAGCAGTGAAGTACATATAAATTTATATTTGTGATTTTGTATACATTAGGAGGCAGTTATGGAGACAGTGTTTACCCTTGTTTTTATCATTGGTTGTATTGGAGCTTGGTATTTTATAAAAAAGAGTCCGAATAAACGTAACAGAAATATCTCTTTTGGGTTGATAGCCTTATCAGCAATAATAATTGGTTTCATTCCAATAAGCGAGACTAAAGAGGTGACTTCTAAACCTGTAGAAGAAAAGAAAACTAAACAACAGAGTAGTGCCAAAATTTCAGATTTAGTTTTAGAGACACCTAAAGAAGTAACGTCTGATGATACCGGAGAAGTTAAAATATCAGGAAAAACGTCTCCAAATGCCGAAGTATCAATTGGATTGGGAATAGTTGGAGATAAAACAACAGCTGATAAATCTGGCGATTTCATGCTTCTTTATGAATTAAGCAGTCCAGAAACAACTCTAACAATAAATTCAAAACTTGACGGAAATTCAAAAAGTACCAAGATAAAAGTAAAAATGAATGGCAATGCACTTTCAGCACTTGAGGAAAAAGAAGCTGAAGAATCAAGAAAAGCTGAGTCAAAAAACTTGGAAAAGCAAAAGAGCGAAGAAAGCAAAGAAGCTGAACAAAAAAGAACTGAAGATAGTAAAAATGCTGAAAACCAAAAAAATAGTGATATCACACAACTTGCGGACGAAGCAACACCGCAACAATCGGATATCCTTACTGAATTGGCATTACAACAGTTTGACAAATCATACCCATATAAAGGAAGCAAACTTCATATTGCTATCGGAAAATTGCAAGATTGGACTCAAAAGGATGGAAAATGGTTTGCTAAATATGAAGCAACAATAGTAAATGCGTTTGATGCAAAAAGAAGTGCTAATGTTGAAGTAACTATTGAACCAGTATCGGAATCAAGTGGTTATGTTTCATTCCTTGATTATTAAAACAATTGGAGATGTTTTATATGAAAAAACTTACGATCGCATTCATACTCTGCTCTACCCTGCTCTTCTCAGCATGTTCGAGTGATAAGAAAGCTGATACGACTGATTCGACATCACAGCAAAAAATTGAGGTTAGAAAAACCAAGGATTCTAAGAAAAAGAAAGCTGCTGAGAAAAAGAAAGCTGCTGAGGAAAAGAAAGTTGCTGAGGAAGCAGAAAAGAAGAAACAAGAAGAAATTGCTAAAAAGGTCTCTGAAGCAGATACTGCCATGAAAGCTGCTGAAGCAAACTTAACTGATGAGACTTTAGCTGCTGCTAAATCAGCAATCGAAGCTATTCCAGATGGAAACAACGAACTAGCTAAACGACTTGAAACAGCTACAGCAAAACTAGCAGCAATAAAACAACAGGCAACCGTGCAAGCTCAACAACAAAGTCCTGTTCAAAATGATGCAGATGGTAACGGAATACCTGATGATTCTCCTTATAACAACACAACACCTGAAGAACGTGCTAGAGGTGCTCAAATGGAAGCTGATGCTCAAACTCGATATTGGGAAGCATATAATAATGGTGCGAATCCTGATGATGCTCTCGCTTATGCAGATGGTAGATCTGATAATTACAATCAACAACAAAATGATGCAGCCGCTCAAGTAGATCAATATCGAGCTGACTTCAAAGCACAGACTGGACGCGAACCTACATCAGGTGAAATTCAGAGTCAATGGTTGCAGGAACAAGGTATTCAGTAAAGGAGAATGATTGCGATCTTGGATTGGTCAAACAAAGTATACGGTGAGTTAAGCGAGTTCGAAAAATTTAAAGCCGATAAGTTGATTGAACAAGCTCTAGATAGCACGCACAATTATAAGGGAGAAGTTCCGAATGAACATGATAGAATGGTCATTCGCGATATGATTAGAAATAATCTTGCTTTATTGAATAGAGCCAGTAATAACTAGCAGCTCTTCCCCACCATCGTTGGCGATTTTGTTTAACTGGTGACTACTTCTACCTGCCATAATTGGGAGTTGAAATGAATTTTTTTGGAGGATGCAAATGGCAAACGTTTTAGCACTTATAGGATTTTTTGGATTTATTTTTGGGGTAATAAGATTAATTAGAGCGTTTTTCAAAAAAACACCTAAGAAACCTGAACTTTTAATTATTCTCGGAACTTTTATTGTCTTTTTCGCAGGGATTGCTTTACTAGAGCCACCTGAACAGAAGACAGCAGAAACAACTATTAGTAGTACTCAACAGAGTAAAACTGGAAACAAATCTTCATCCAGCTCTACTGAAACAAAAAAAGAACAAAACAAATCCTCGGATGAAAAGAATAAGCAACAACAAGCACTTATCTCTTTTAATGATCGAGTGAAGCAAGATAATAGTAATCTTGCAAATATGGAATACAATGGCACGCAAACGATTGAAGTCAATGATAATAATCCAACTTTTTCGGAAGATGATTTATCTTTGGCTAATAAAGCTTGGGAAAAATACGGGGATCTTGATCAACTAAACCGTGCTACTTCTGCCGAAGCCATGCTGAATCAATCATTGATGTCTACAGCTAAACGTGGAGATATTTCTAATGTTAAACCTACTGGATGGCATAATAAAAAAATTGGTAAAGGATATCTCTATAATCGTTCACATTTGATTGGCTATACCCTTTCTGGCGAAAACGACAACTGGAAGAATCTGATCACAGGAACAGCACAGTTAAATAATCCAGAAATGCTTCGTTATGAAATGGATATTAAGTACTATCTGGAAAAAAGTAAAGGTAACTATGTACGATACTCTGTTACTCCTGTATTCCGTGGTGATGAGCTACTTGCTCGTGGCGTTCATTTAATGGCCCAATCAATAAAATCTGACGACATTAAATTTAATGTTTATATCTTCAATGTACAAGATGATGTAACTTTGAATTATTCAGATGGAACAAGTCAAACTAAAAACGAAATTGCCGCAGCTCAACAAAAAGAAGAAGAAAGAAAAAATGCTGAAATCAAAGCTCAACAAGCTGCTGAAGAGCAACAGCGAATTGAAGCGCAAAAGCAAGCCGAAGCAGCGCAGAGCGAAGCAAATGAACAGCAAGCAGCCGCTACTCAAACAAATGGTCCAGAATACGTTGATGCTAACGGAAATGGTTTAATCAAAGGTTCCAACAATGGAATCTATCATGTTCCAGGCAGCCGGTATTACGACAAAACAACTAATCCAGCAGCTTGGTTTAAAACAGTTGATGAAGCTGAAAGAGCTGGATATCGAGCACCGAGAAATTAG